GGATATTGTTAAAGGATTGAAAGGTGCACAACAATTTGTAGATGCTACTATTAATTTAGAATTTTTAAGTCAATACATAATGGAAACAAAAACCATAGAAGAGATAAAAGCGGTTTTACCGATACCGGCTGGATTTGGTGGTATCATTGATGATATAGCAAATATCACAGACGAACAAATTAAAAAATTAGAAGAGTTAGAAAAGTCAGTTGGAGAACAAATACAAAAAGCAACTGAATTACAAAACTCATTATCACAATTACCACCAGATGTAGGTAATGTTAAAAACTTATTAGATGACGGAAGTTTTGATAGTTTTGATGGCGTAGCAGATTTAAGAAGTGTACTTGGTGATAATCCAAGTGATGAAGAATTAGAAAGATATATTAGCAATGGTGGATTAAGTAGTTTTGAAAACCAAGTTTCAAACTTGAATAGTGTCGTCGGTTCAGCTGACACAGCAAGGTCATATAAAAATTTATTTAAAGCAGCAAGGAGTTAAAAATGGACAAAAATAAATTAAGAAATATTATTGAATTAGTTGTTCGCAAAGAAGTCAAAAAACAACTGAGTGAGATATTTATTAATGAAGAAAAAGAAATCAATTTAGCAGAAACGATTTCAAAACCTAAACCTAAAAAAGTTATCAGTAAACCAAAAAAACAATACACTAAAAACACAGCGTTAAACGAAGTATTGAACAACACTAAACCATTAGGTAGTCAAGAACAAGAAGACTATCCAACATTGGGCGGTGGTGTTTTAGGTTCTGACAATATGGCAGAAGTTTTAGGATACGGAGATTTAGGTATGGGTAGTAATAAAGAAAGAGCACGAGAAGTTGGTGCAGTTGAAACAATCAAGAAACAAGGTGTCAATGTAGACGCAGTTCCTGAAGATGTTGTAAACGCATTAACTCGTGATTATTCTGGACTTATGAAAGCAATGGATAACAAGAAAAAAGGCGAAGGTAATTACAGACCATAATGGCTAGAAGTGTAAGAGAAATAGACAGAAATGACGACAAGTATGTTGGTATTAGATTTCCATTAGGATATAGTCCTGAGGGGTTTTTCTATAAAACAAAAACCGTATTAGAACAATCAAAAGCTAATCTAAGAAATTTATTATTAACAACACCCGGCGAAAGAATATTTCAGCCCAATTTTGGAAGTCGTTTAAAAAATATTGTCTTTGAACAAGGACAAGATATTCCTAATAGAATTGAGGAAACTATTCGTTCGTCAGTTGATAATTTTCTGCCTTATATTAATATTATAAATGTATTTACTATACAAGAACAAAATCAAGTCAATGTTCAGGTTGAATTTTCAGTTCCTTTAAATCCAGACACCATAGAAAGATTAAACTTTGACTTTAGAATTGGAGACTAATAATGGCCGATTACGGAACAAATAAAAAAACATTATCTAAGGAAGTAAATTATCTCGGTAGAGATTTTACAGACATTAGAGAAAATCTAATTGAGTTTGCGAAAACATATTTCCCAAACCAATACAATGATTTTAATGAAGCATCACCAGGTATGATGTTTGTTGAAATGGCTGCTTATGTTGGGGATACATTAAATTATTATGTTGATAATCAATTTAGAGAAACACTTATTCAATTCGCAGAAGAAAGAAAAAATGTATTAGCGATTGCACAATCTTACGGATACAAACCAAGATTAGCAACACCTGCTACGGTAGAATTAACTTTTAGTATTGATGTTCCAGCGTTAGCAGTAGACGCAAATACTTATAAACCTAATTTAGATTTCGCAGGTAAGATTGAATCAAACTCTACCGTGATAGCAAATAACGGAACGGAGTTTACTATATTAGATGATGTTGATTTCAAAGTATCAAGTTCATTAGACCTAATGGAAGTAAAAGCACTACAACCTTCATCAGGCGATATACCTACTCATTTTAGACTTACTAAAAAAGGTATGGCACAATCAGGTGTTAGAGAAGAAGAGGATTTCATATTTGCTAATGCAAAAGAGTTTGACAAGATTGTTTTATCTAATGATAAGGTTACTTCTATTGTAAGTGTTATTGATAGTGAAAATAACAAATATCACGAAGTTCCATTTTTAGCACAAGATACAGTTTTTGAAGATGAAGAAAACTCATCACTTAATGACCCTGAATTATCTTCATTTAAAAATGATACACCTTATTTACTAAAACTTATCAAAACAGCAAGAAGATTTACAACAAGAGTTCGTGAAGATAATAAAATGGAATTACGATTTGGTTCAGGTGTTAGTGATAATGCAGACGAGGAACTAATTCCAAATCCAGACAATGTTGGTTCACGATTAGGACTTGGTGTATCAAGATTAGATGAAAGTTTTGACCCAAGTAATTTCTTAAAAACAAGAACATTTGGATTAGCACCAAGTAATACGACACTTACCGTGACTTATAATTATGGTGGTGCAGTTGAACATAATGTTGCTTCAAATACCATTCAATCATTTAACAGATTAACTTATACAAATTCTACAATAGGATTGGATAGTGATACATTAAGTACGGTAGAAGCAAGTCTTGTGGTAAACAACGATGACCCTGCTTCAGGAGGTGCTTCAACAGAAACCATTACAGAAATAAAACAAAACGCATCTGCATATTTTAATTCACAAAATAGAGCAGTTACAAAAACTGACTACATCACAAGAGTTTATTCTTTACCGCACAAATATGGTAATGTAGCAAAAGCATTTATTGTTCAAGATGAACAATTAGAAGCACAAGGACAATTAGTAATAAATGATGGAATAGTTACCGATACAAGAGGTCAATCAACTGAGGTTAAAAACCCATTAGCACTAAATATGTATTTATTAGGATACAATAGTGATAATCATTTGGTTAGAATTAATAGAGCGGTTAAACAAAATGTTAAAACATATCTATCTCAATATAGATTATTAACAGACGCTATTAACATTAAAGACGGATACATTATTAACTTTGGTGTAAAATATAATATTATTACTAAACGAGGATATAATAAAAATGATGTCTTGTTTAGAACGATACAAAAAGTTAAAGACTTCTTCAATATACAGAAATGGCAAATGAATCAACCGATTGTGTTGAGTGATTTAGCATATCAGATTTCTACTTGTGAAGGAGTTGTATCATTAGTTCCACCAGAAACTAATAATCCTAATAAAGAATTAATATTAATCGAAAATAAATTTGAATCAGGTCTTGGATATAGTGGTAATGTTTATGATATGAATTCCGCAACAAAAGACGGAATTGTATATCCATCATTAGACCCAAGTATATTTGAATTGAAATATCCAAATTCAGATATTGAAGCAAGAGTAGTGGGAGATAGATAATGCATTATTTTGAATTTGGTAAAAGAGATACAACATTATATTCCGGCGGAACAACCGCGTCAAGAAATACAGGTATTGATGAAATATTAGAAGTCAATAAAGTTGTAAATAATAATGGTACGGTAGGAAATGTTTCAAGAATATTAATTGACTTTGATTTATCCTACATATCAAAATCTATACAAGACGGAAAAATACCTTCCACAGCAAAATATTATTTAAATTTATATGACGCAACTTCTGATGAACTTGAAGCAGAACAACCATTACATATTTATATGGTTAGTGGTAGTTGGAAACAAGGTTCAGGTAAACTTGACCACGACCCCGTGACAGACAACGGAGCGAGTTATCAATATAGAAACCACGAGGCGAAAACACCTTGGGTAACAGGTTCAGTATTGACTGACGGAGGTGCTTGGTTTACAGCAAGTATTGACGGACAATATGAAGTGTCATCATCATACAACTTAACATTTGATAAAAAAGATGTTAGAGCAGATGTTACTGACTTGGTAAATAATTTTATTTATTCATCATCAGATTACCCGAACAACGGTTTTATTGTTAAGAGAGAAGATAGTGGTTCTTACGGAGACCACCCGAGTTCATCTATGTTTGACTTCAATACAGGTCAAGAAGGAGATAGTAGTCGTTTAGGAAACTTACAATATTTCTCAAGAGAAACTCACACAATCTATCCACCTAAATTAGAAGTAGAGTGGGACGATAGTTCTTGGTCAACAGGTAGTTTATCAGCTCTAAGTGCTTCTGACTTAGATAGATTAAAAGTTTATTTTAAAAATTTTAGAACAGAATATAAGGAAAAATCAATCGTTAAATTTAGAGTAGTGGGTAGAGAACTTTACCCTTCATCAAGTTTTGACACCACGCCAGCAGAACTTACTGTAAAATATTTACCAAGTAGTTCAGTAGAATATGAAGTAAGAGACGCTGACACAGAAGAAGTAATTATTCCATTTGGTAGTGGTTCACGAATTAGTTGTGATTCAGAAGGAAACTTCTTCCGAGTTCAAATGAACGGATTTCAATCAGAAAGAAATTATCGTTTTTGTATCAAGGTAGTAAGTGGTAGTGGAACTACTGATGAACAAATAAATTATTATGATGACGACTTTGAATTTAGAGTAGTGAGGTAAACAAATGCCATACTTACCAAGTGAAGCAGCAAAAAAATCTAAACTATATAACAACATCATTAATGGTGCTGAAATAGAATATCAAAACGAAATAGAATTTTTAAAACAACAACAACAAATTTCTGCTTCGTTAGATTCTAATACACCACTAAGAGATGAAGACGGATTCTTAGTGTCGTTCGAATCAGAAGAAGTTGGTGTAGCATTAGAAGAACAATTTGAAGAAGTTCGTTTAGAAAACGCTCAATATTTTTTTGAAGGAGAAATAGATAACGAGTTTACACATTACTTTCAACCAGAAGAAGACCCTGATGAAGATGATGAAGAACAAGATAATTCAGATGAAGATGTTACAGAAGAAGAAGTAGACTTTCAAATGACAAAACGAGATAATTTAATTCAAGTTATAAATGTTTACTTTGAAGAAGAAAATACACCTGATATGTCAACATCTAAACTACATAGTAAACTTAACGAATTTTTTAGGGTAGAAGGTCAAAGACCAAAAGCAAAAAATTTCAAACAACTAGCGAAAAATAAAGGATTTAAAAATGCAGAAGGTTGGGAAGAATTCAGAAAAGATAAAATAGGTGTAGCTCTATTTACAAGAAAAGGAAAGAAGAAAAGATTATTTGGTGGTAGAGGTCATAGACACAACTATCGTTCACTAAAAGATGATTTAAACACATTTCGTTATGATGATGTAATTAATAAACAATTATATCATACAAAACGAGGACAAGAAATTTGGTTAGAATTAGGATTTCCATATCAGAAAGATGAAAAATAATGGCATTAGAATACGGATTTACACAACAAGAAAGAAACCAATACTTTAATCCTGAAAAGGTTTATAGTAGTTGGGGTAGAGATTTTTTAAATGACTTTATGGTCTTGTATGTTTATGACTTAGAAGGTAATTTCCTTATTAGTAAAATT